AACTTCTTTAGCACTTAGTAGTTTTGCTAATGTTAATCCTGCACTACCATGAGCAACTTTTTGTGCTGATGGTAAAGCAACTGTAGTTCCACCAGAAACACCTCCTAAAGCATTTCCAGTAGCTGCAGCAATGATTGCATCATCCATTGCTCTACCCATTGCCCACGCACCTGCTAAAGCATACTCAGATTGTGGTGAGATTAACATTCTAACTTTATCTTCCTGGTCAATTAAGTCTGCCCAGTCGTAATCTTCAAGACTTACTTTTCTCCTAGAATGGGGTGTGTCCATTCGTGGTGTATCAGAATGTCTTGAAGTTCTTTTTTCGGCTGCTGAAGATCCAATTCTTTCAAAAAAATGCGATTTTCCTGTAACTGTTTCAGTTCTAACTGCATCTCTTAGTCTTGAACCCTTTTGTTGAGCCAAATGAAAAACATTACTTTTGTACTGTTCTACAAAAGCTGTTGTAATTTGAACACTCATCAAATTCTCCTTATTAAATTAATATTATTGTTTAATGCAGTTTTTATCCAAAAATGGGAAACCTCATTTAAAGTCTGCTAGACTAATCTATTACTTATCCTTTGCAGGGGTTTTAGATTACAATAACCTTAACATAGAAAATTTTATTTGCCAAATACTTTTTCATGTAATTGTCGCATATGTTCAACAGCTTGTAAATGCTCTCTATGTTTACCATCATGGTAAGGGTGTTCTGCGTTATCCATAATGTCTGTAATTTCTTGTTGAGCATCTAAAGGTGATGTCGCTAAATTATTGTTTTGCGTATTTTGTGCCATATCTTCGGTTACTTCTTTACCCAATCTTGCAAACATTTTAACAACAGCAGGTATATTTCCTGCTTCTCCATTCATAAGTTCTGTTATTTCTGGATCACCATATACTTGCAAAGCTCGTCTTGCATTACGAACTTGCATATCATACTCATGACCCCATTCTTTTTTTAACAGTTCTTCTGTATTTTGTTTTTGTACTGCAATATCTGTTTGGTATCGTTGTGCTTGTGCATCAATATTTTTTACTTGAAAATCAATGAGTTGTTTTACCTGCTCATTATTCAATCCAATGTTATGTGCAACATTTTTAAACTGATTTATTTGATCTTCTCCAATATATTCTACATGGGTTTCTGGAACAGCAACTTCATATTTGTCTGCTGACTCTGGTCTGCCTAATTTATTATAGACCTCCATTTGTTCTTCTGGAGTTTTGGGTATCGGAATACGATTTCCCATTTGTTTTTGTTGATGTACTACTGTTTTTGCTAATGATTCTACATCTTTAAAATTTTTTAATGTAGGATCGTTTTTTAAATCTTCTGATAGTGTTGATTTCCAATCTTGATTATCACTTTCAGAAGGTCCTAATACAGTTTCTTGTGCCACAGATTGTGGTGTAGTTTCTGGTGTAGGATTAGCTTCCGTTGTGGTCTGTTCTTCCATCTTCTTTATGCTCCTTTATTAAGTTGTTAATACGAAGTATAACACTTCGCTGTCCTTCCTTATAAGCTGTTTCGTAAGGATCTTTGTTATAAGAAATTCTATGGTAATACGCAGATTCAAGATCTGCTAATACTTCTTGCCCTTCATTAGATGCAAAAGTAATTCTATAAAAATTTTGTAAATCTTTTAATTCCATTTTATTTTTTTCTTTGACTTGCTATTAATCGTGTTAGCATACTTGTAAATGCCATTCTTCTTAAATTTTTATTAATTTTTCTTTTTTGTTTTGCTGTTTCGGTGTTTGGCAATTTATTTTTTACATTAAAATCATATTCTTCATCTGAAACTTCTACTAATGATGTTGAAGGTAAACCCTTATTTTGTGGCATATTACCCATTATTCAATAAATCCTTCTTCTCTTGCCCTATCTTCTGCTTTTTCAAAACCTTCTTGTGTTTCTGGATTACCCATTTCTTTCATTGCTTTACTTTGTGTTAGTGCCATTTCTGCTTGTTGTTGTTGTATCATCATTTGTTGTTGTGCTTGTTGTTGCATCATTCTTTGTTGTCTTATTTCTCCAACTTCATCAACCCCTCGCATAATTGTTTTTGGTACTCCTAATAATTTACTTCTCATTCTAACTGCTTCATCATGATTTATATTATCCATAATTGTAGGATCTATCTGTCCGACTTGCATAGCCAGTTGATACAATCTATCTATAGCAACCGATTCTTCCATTCTTTGTGATCGTGCTAATGGTCCTACATATTCTACATCTACTTTTCTACCTTCAATAATTTCTGGTGCAGGTAAAAATGCATTGTTTCGCAACATAATACCAAACACTCTTTCAATTAATGGATTTAAAAATTCACTTTGAAATCTACCTAATGTTGGTCCAAGCAATCTTTGCATTAATTCATATCGGACTTGCACTTCTGTTGCTGTCATTTGTGGACCTTGTTGTAATTGTAACTGATCTGAATAATATGCTTGTCGTATTGCAGTTCTTAATTGGTTTTCTTTCATATCTGTTATTTGCCAGTTTGTGCCTATTTGTAAAGGCTTTACAGATCCATCACTTCTAACAACAGTTAAACCACCTGGAGTTACTCTAACTCTACCTATTACTCCATCATCTGTTACAAGTAATGGTGGGTCAATTGCTTTTGCCCATGCCTTTAATCCTATTTCTACTGCTTTGTTTAATGTTTTAATATCTGGCAATGCATTGTAACTTGGACTTCTTCCAAATACTTCTCCTGTTGCTTTTGACCATCTTGGCACTAAATATGGAAACTCATTATAACCACCTGTTCTTACAACCATTTGGTCATCTTCACAAACATGACAAGAATGAAAAGGTAGCTTTGTTCCTTTTTCTCCTGTACCTCTTTCATAATCTTCTGTGGGTTCTACTGCATGAATAAAGAAAAATTCTTTATCTGGTTTTTTTTCAACAGCTTCTAATACCTTCTCTCCAAGATTATCTTCTCCAAACTCTTGGATTGCTTGTCGTGCTGTTAATTTATACCTTCTATATAAAGTGTCTACTTTACCATTAATGCTTTCTCTAATATAAAACTCTGAAATATGTAAGGTATTAAAATGTATAGCATCTATATCAAACCCTTTTTTACCTTCTTCTACAAATATTGCTCCAGTACCTATAGAACATAAATCAAGATATAATTCATGGACTTCTGTGTTAAAATTGGTTTCGTTAAACAAATCATACATTTTTTGTGCAGAATCTTCTAACCATAACTGCACATCTCTATCTCTGTTAAGTGAATCTTCTCTTAATTTTAAATGAAACCATTGTAAGGATGGTGAGGTAAGTGTGCCATGTAAACTTGCAGCTAATAAATTATTTGCAGTAATAGCTGTAGAATCAAATAATACTTCGGTTCGTGCTTCACCTTGAGATCGCACAAATGTTATATCTGCTTTTCTTGGCATTACATAATCTAAAATAGTTTGCCAATGATCTTCCCATGTTTGCCTTTCGCCTTCCATGGTAGACATTCTTTTTTTTATGTAATTATAATTTGCCATTAACCACCAAGTATTGTTTTAGAAGTTGGTGCATCATCTGTTACACCTTGACCACCTGTAAGTAATGTACCCATCCTACCTTGACTTTTTGTTCTTACCATTGCTTGTCTTTCTGCTTCTAGTTTTGCTTCTGACTCGGCAACTTTATCATCTACTACTGGATCAGTAGGGGGTGGCATTTGTGGCATTGATTTACCTCCCATAATATTCTCCTTTATATATATTTACATTCATCTCTTAATAACCCATATACTATACCATCAAAGTATTGCATACCTTTTTTTATAACTTTTCTAATTGTGCCTTCTTTTACAAACCCTGCTGACTCAATTAATTTTTTACATCTTTCATTCTCTGGTGTTGTCATAGCTGTTATCCTAACACACTTACACTTAATAAAACAATACTCAAATACTTCTTTTGCAAATGACCTTCTCATAGCTTTCGGATCATCTAATGCAAGATGCATCCAAATGTTATGTCCGTCATAATGTGAAAAGATTGCTCCTCCTATTATTTTATTTTCATCTAGGTATGCAATAAACGAAAACCCATCATTTAAACTATGATGAATATTTGCTCGTGGACTTACAAAATCTAAAACTTGTTTTCTTAATTTATTGTCAGATGAAGAAGTAATCATCTAACTACCTAAAATAGTTCTGCTCGTTCCTGATTCTTCCATTTGACTCATTACTGATCCTTGACCATATCCTGCTCCTCCTAATTTACCTGCAGCTTTTCTTCTTTTTGTTTCTTTTTGAGCTTCGGTTTCTTTTGGCTCTGCTTTTGGTGCAGGTGGTGGTGGTGGAGGTGGTGCTTTTGGTTTAGGTGGTGAAAACACTCGTGCTACAAATCCCATTATGCTTTCCTTTTCTTTTTTTTAGGAAACCCTGCTTTCATATTTGCATATGCTTTAGGGGTAATAGTTGATTTTTTTTTTGAACGAGATATTCCTAATTTTTTTCTTCTATTAATATTTGCATACAATCCAGGTTTTGCCATATTATGCTCTCTTTCTTTTTTTTAATTTTTTAAAATCTGCACCAGTAATTTTATTACGAGGAGATGCAGTTCTTGCAATTTTCATTTGTTTTGCAGATAACTTTTTTCCAGGCATTATTTCTTTCCTTTCAACATTTTTTCTAATGTTGCAGCTTGTGCTGCATGAGATTTAGATGCTTTTTTTAATCCAGATATTACTTTTCGTACTGTTGTTTTGTTCATTTCTTTTTTTTCATTGGTTTCTTCATTTTCATTTTTTTAGCAGGTCTACCTACTTTTGATCCGTATGTTCCTTTACCCATTGGCATAATTACTCTCCTTTTAAAATAAGTTAAATTCAGAGTCAGATTCTATTTGCATAGGTTCAGTATTTCGCACCCTTGCTTTTCGTAATGACATAACTGCATAACGCAATGCAGAAATTACATCATCATTCATAGGAACTATTTTACCTTCTTTTCTATGATACATTCTTAACTCCTCCATGAGCTTACCTTGATTTTCAAAAATTTTCAATCTTTTTGTTTGAAATCGTGTAAGCATCTCCATTACCCCTGCTTCTACACTATTACCCCCACTTCCTTCTTTCATTCCTGTTTGGGGTGGATTAGTAAAATGTTCTCGTAATAAATTAACTCCTTCTTCTCTATATTGCACAGCTAGACTTTTACCACTTCCTTTATCTGCTTGTCTGCCATCCATAGGATATACAACTGGAATCCAAAATCCTCTGGACTTTATTGCTGATGCATGAACAGGTACAGTTTCTTGTCGCATAGCATAACTATCATACACATATACAATATCACTATCTCTATCCCATGCTACCCATACACACGCAGTTGGATGATCCCACCCAAAATCTATAGCACATATGCGTGGAAAATAATCTGGTATTTCAAAATGCTCACAGATAATATCATCTTCTGCAATCGGAAAAACAAGACCAGACCCCAGTTGTGGTATTCCCATCTCTCTCATTTTTCTTTCATGGGGTGGTAATGCTGAAAGTATTTGATTCCGAATATCTTTTGTCATATGAGGTGCATCATCCCATGTTGCTTGTATTAACTCTTGACCTGTTTTTAAATTATTAACAAACTGTGCTACTGTTTCTGTCATGCCTTGCTCTGGAGTAAAAGTCATATAAACAATTCCTCCTTTATCAGCAGTACGAGTTAATGCTTGAGAGTAAATACTTTGTGGGGGTTCTTCATCTAACCAAATAACATCTAAGGATTCACCCATCCATTTTTCTTTACCCATTTCATATGCCTTAAAACCAATACGAGAATATCCACCACTTGTATGTTTTATGACTACCGAGTTAAACGCATTAGGCACTCCAGGTTTTCTTACAGTTTCTCCAATGAGTTTTAAAGGAATACTTCCCATACCTTTTGCACTCGGATCATCTGGTTGTCCACATAATTCTTTTTGACATACATCTCGTGTGGTTTCATTTGATACTCCTCCTACCCAACATCTAACAGGTCTATAAAATTTTTTACCTGTCCACCATTCTGGATAAAGTCCTGTACAATGATATGCCATTTCCATTGCACCACTAAATGATTTACCCACTCTATTTCCTGCCATTAATAATCGTTGAGATGCTAAACTTCCATGAAATTTTTTTTGATACTCATAAGGATTGTAACTATTCATTAAATTTGTTTTTTGACGAAACTCTAATTCTTTAGCAATCTCAACTGCTCGTGCTAAATTGCTCATTACTTTTTAGATATATGATTAAAGAGTTCATCTACTAAATCACTTTTATGAAATCGTCTATCTAATTCAAGACCATACTTCCGACCCAAAGTTTCTAATTCTTTTTTTGTCATAATTTGTAAATGCGTTCTTTTTAAAATTTTTTTTGGTTTTGGTTTAAATAAGTTTTTAATAAAATTTAACATAGAATCTCCTTTGGTTAGTCGTAATATTTATGATAGATAGATTTTAAAAATCGTTTTGTAAATGCCTTAATAAAACTTTTTAAATAATATTTACCAATGCGTATTGGAATTAATAACGGAGTCATCAAGACATCAAACAAGAGCAATAATGCATCTACACTAAAATCAATTGCATTATCAGCATTAGAAAATCGTTGTTTTAACTTTTGAAACATTTTTATAACTAAAAATTAAAACCATAGAAATGTATATGCTGCAACATATCAAATGTTATCTCACCTAAATGTAAAATAATTTCAAATATTATTAATACTAAAATCCATTTATTAATTGTCATTATCTTCTTTCACTTTAAAAAAATCATCACTATGAACCATGACCCAAAAACCTGGTCTACCCTTTTCGCATAATGCAATCACAGGTGTTTTCTTTTCCTTCTTAGCCATCTCATTGGTTTCATCCCACAAAGTAATCGCTGTATGCTTCTTACGCAACTTGCACTCTACAAACAAAGTATCATGGATAACATCAGCTCGGGTGATCTTGCCATTGCCACCACTCAAAGGTGTCCTCTGACCACCAAAATACTTAGCTACCTGTCTTTCCCTTTGTTTCCATGCCTTATCCATAACCATACCCTAACATACACTTAACCTAACTACAAGC